AGTTTCGGAAGGTAATCAACCTCCCTCATCAGTGCGACTATTTAACTATTGTGTTGTATCGGTTGGCTTTGCTTTTTAAATACCTCATACCTTCCTCATAGCTAAGATCATATGTACCTGAAACTCTGTAAGGTATTTGCTCGCCGTCATATGGGAAAACTTGCATATGTACGCAATAAGTTGTTTGTTTTCCGTCTCTGCTTTTGGCGTGTTCATTCATTGTGTAACGAAACGGATACAAGCCCTGAGACCTTGCCATTTCTGTGTCATCAATCATGAAAGTTTCATGTAGATTGTCTGTTTTGTTGTAGTTCATAACTTCAATTTCTAAAATCATTTTTTTCTCCATGTTTTAAATTAAAATTGAGTAGTTTTAAGACTTGCTCAGGTCTGATAATTTAAAAAGCTTGAATTATAAAAGCGTCAATTTTTGTGTTAGTTGCAAAATCAATTAACTTCTCAAATTCAATAACGTGGGTATGATCTTTTAATTCTTCTAATGTCCAATCTTTACCATATGCATTATTAAATTCTTCTAATGATTCATACTCGGAATATTCGCAACAAATACCCACAACATCTAATTCTATTTTTTCGCCTGTGTCGTATTCGTAATTTTCAAAATCTGCATTTAATGCTTTTAATCCATCATAGGAAAAATTATCTTTATATTGACCACCTTGCCAAGTTCTAAACGCCTCTAGAAAATCATTTTCTGTTACATATGTATACATTGTTGCACCTCTGCTTTTTATAAATGTCTGTCAAATCAACGGACACAAATACATTATAAACATACTATTTAATGTCCTGTCAACTATTAATTTGCTAAAATAAGCAATTGATGAAGTAAGGAATAAGCAAATATATTTTTTGCAGCAAGCAATTCAAAGGATAAAAAATGACTGATAAAAGCACACAATACAACCTAACAAAGCTCACAAAAAAGCAGATTAAATTTGTTGAAGGATTGAAGCAAGGATTAAAGGCTTTAGATGCTTATAAAGAGGCAGGATATACGTATAAGAACGAACAAGTGGCAAAAGTATCATCTAGCAAATTACTCCACAATGAGCGAATTATGGTTCAGATTGCAAAATTTAGAGATAAACAATTAGCACGGAAATTAAAGATTGTAGAGGATGTTGATGTTACAGAAGATTGGATTATAAATAAGTATGTACAAACTATTGATGATGCACAATTTAACAAGCAATACCAAGCAGTCAGAGGATGCCTACAGGATTTATCAAAGATGCTTGGTTTTACTTTTGATAAGAAGGAATTAAAAGTATCAGGTGAGGTGAATCAACTGCATAGTGTCAATGCAACAGACTTAATCAATGCTTATAGGACAGCCAATAATACAAAAATAATTGATGCAGAATCTCAAGAAATAAAATAGGGGTGTCATAGAAAAAAATCAGGAACACGAACAGCGACTGCTCCCCCTCTCTTATTTTTATTATGTACAATTCCCAACCAATAAATTGTCATTTTTCTTGTCATTACTGTCATTTTCAGGCACAAAGCCTGTCACTTTCTGTCATTTCCTTTCCCCAGGATCTTCCCTAGAAGTGACAAATTAGTGACAACGATTATTTTGTCACTTTTGTTCCTGTATTTTCTTAAAAATATAGTGGGTAATAATACCCCCCTAAAGGGGGTATATTACCCTTTTTTCTTTGCTACTTTCTTTTTTACTACAGGGGGTATTTTTGTTTTGTAAGTTGTCATGACGGACATTATTTGGTATTTTAAATAGGGGCGTATCAAGGTTTGTTGCACCACCTCTTTTTATGCCCCCCTTTTTGGAGGATTAATGGCAACAAAAAAAGACTCAAGGTTAAAGAATGCAGGGGTGTCAGGGTATAACAAGCCTAAAAGAACTCCCAAGCACGCTACGAAGTCTCATGTTGTCGTTGCAAAGGTTGGTGACAAGATAAAGACAATTCGATTTGGGCAACAGGGTAAGACTGGTGACAAGACCATGACTCCCAGAGCTAAATCATTCAAGGCTCGGCACGCAAAAAACATAGCCAGGGGGAAAATGTCTGCAGCGTATTGGGCAAACAAGGTGAAATGGTAGTGGCTACGAAAAAAAGACCAGGATTGTACGCAAACATTCATGCCAAGAGGAAAAGAATCAAGGCAGGAAGTGGAGAGACGATGAGGAAGAAGGGGCAGAAAGGTAGACCTACAGCCAAGGCTTTTAAACAATCAGCTAAAACAGCAAAGAAGAGGTAAAAATGCCAAAAGGAAAAGGTACTTACGGCTCTAAAAGGGGTCGACCACCGAAGAAAAAGAAGACACCAAGACCTATGGGTGGAAGAAAATAGTGGTTGCATTACCTGATGCAAACAATGACCAGGCTGTCAGGAGTATTGAAAAAGAATTTGCAAGACGCAACTTTATTTCCCCTGACGGAGAACAACCTGACTTTCTTGACCATGTAAAGATTCTGGAAAGATCACAATTACATTCAGGAAAAGCAGGGGGTGCTGCCCCATTCCAAAAATGGGACTACATCAAGGAACTTGCCACAGCGATTAAAGAGAATCGACTAGTCACAGTTCTGAAAGCAAGACAATTAGGATTCTCATGGACAAGTGCAGCTTATGCAGCATGGTTATTAACTTTTTATCCAGGCACTAATGTGCTTATGATTTCAAAAGGTCAAACCGAGGCATTCAGTTTATTGGATAAAGTAAGGTTCATTTTGAAGAACCTGCCACAGGAGTGGCAAAACCCACTATCACCTGACTCAAGATCAGAAATAGGAGTCCCATCGATGGATTCCAAAGTAATGGCTCTACCCTCTACTGAGGATGCAGGCCGTTCTGAGACAGCATCTGTAGTTATACAGGATGAGGCTGACTTTCATGAATACCACGCTCAGAATTACGCAGCAGTAAAACCAACTATCGATGGTGGTGGGCAAATGATTATGGGATCTACCTCCAACAAAAGAAAAATGTCATCTCTGTTCAAAGAACTTTACAGAAATGCTCCTGACAATGGATGGAAGACAGTATTTATTCCTTGGAGTGCAAGACCTGGAAGAGATGAGAAATGGTACGAAGCAACTAAAGATTCAGTTCCATCTATGGATTTACAGGGCATGAGTCCTGAGCAATACATGGAACAGGAATACCCAACAGAGGAGACAGAAGCATTATCACCACCAAGAGCGCAGAGCATCTTCGACAGAGAAATAATAATTGGAATGGAAGACGATTGCATAGAACCAATCAGGAAGGTTGGAACGGCAAACGTGTATCAGGAATCAAGATCAGGTCGGAGATATGTCGCAGGAACGGATGTGGCATCAGGGGTTGGAATGGACTTTTCCGTCACTGTAATCATTGATATTCACTCAGGTTATGTAGTGGCCGATTTAGTCAGCAACCTTTTGCAACCTGAAGACTTTTGTTACGAAACGATGGGATTGTTGGAAGAATTCAACAACCCTGACTGGGCAATCGAAAATAACTTTTCAGACACAGTTATGACGATAGCACGAGATGAAAACTACCCAAGACTTTACAGAAGAAGAGTCGGTAGAGGAAAAAATCAAAGAAGAGAATATGGATGGAAAACTGATCGCATGAGCAGACAGGCTTTGTTCGATGAACTAAGAGCCACTTTTAATGCAGGTCAACTGACCATCCCTAATAAATACGGACTCGATGAGTTCTCCACCATTATTGCTGCTCCAGGTGAAAAGCCACAGGCAATGGGTGGCGCTCACGATGACTATGTGATGGCTCTTGGAATTGCACTCATGTGCAAAGAAGAAAAAGGAATGGTTAGTAACGGAAAAATAATAAGACTACCAGCATTCGCATAGGAAAAATAAAATGGCTGATTTAAGGGAACGACCTGAAGCAGAACAAATTACACGCTTCTACTCAAAGATGACCGAACTATGGTCAAAAGCTCACGAAGAATTTCGTGATAACGATGCGTACTATCAAAGAAGATTCAATGTGTGGAATCAGAATTATCAGGGCAGACCGATATTCTATGACTCTACCCCTACTCATCTTGTAGATCACGCAGTCGCTACACTTATGAGTTTCTCACCAAGGATTCACAGAGAACCTATCGGTGATACAGAAGATGACAAAAACAATGCAACTAATTTGGAACATGGATTAAAAGCTGTCATGGATAATGCAGCACTCTATGAACCCAACCTTCCATTCAAAATGTTGGCACAATATATGGTGGCTCATGGCTATGGAGTGATTGAAGCACCAGTTCTTGTGGGTCTATCTGGTAGACCATCAGCTCCTGACAGAACTAAATTTGCAACTGATGAAGAGTACGAACAGGAACTTTCAATCTACAGAGCAAACAGAAAAGACTTTAACCCTATCAGGATTAGAGTCCCACACCCATCTACAGT